TGGTTTTGGATATCTGGCTGAAACACCTTTTTGAACAATAAATTCCTCTTTTGAATTTAAATATAACTTGTCAATTCTAGGAAGATAATACTCATAACTTATAACTGCTCCTTCACCTGTTTTTAGAAATATGTTGGATGAACTGTCAAAAGTTCTTGAAGTGAAATCAAATGGTGATTTTGTATCAACAGTGAAGTCAGCAACTCTTGGTCTAAAATCAAGAGTATCTGATGCTCTAAACTGATCGATGAATGGAATATCAGTCGCATACCTTTCATCATCGTAACTTAAAACAGTAAATACATCTCCTGAATCATTAGTCGGAACTGTGTAATGATCGAAAATTACTAACAGTTGTCTAGTTGGTTCTGGCACACCTTGATTTCTAACAATACTTGAATAATCATAAAATTCTCTATTCTGACCTTTATCAAGTTTATACGAAGTTGTTAGATCTTTTCTAACTCCAATGGTTATTATTTCAACAGGTGATTCAATATTTGATTCACTAAATGTTACAACCTCTCCTGTAATAAAGGATGCATCGTTAAGGTATACAATTTCTATACTGTTTGCATCTCCACCTGCATTTGTAGAAATTACTCGTGCTATTGCATCAGAATCAGATCCACTTATTGTTTCTCCTACTACACAATTACTTGAAACAGCGATTGATGCACTAAATTTCAATTTATCTAATGTGGGTGCGTCCCCATCAACTGACTCGTATACTGCAATTAACTTAGCAACATCTGGACGATTCAATGATATTCTTTCATCTTGAACTCTTAAACCAAAAAAATCATTGAATAATAATCCATCAGCAAGTGCTGTTGTACCATCTCCAATTGCTGTGGTCATACCTGAAATAGCATTTTTAGATTTATTTACAGTTAATTTTACACTTCGATTATATGTTTTTACTTTACTTTCAACAAAATTTTGTTGAGCAGTTGTATTTACAACAATACCTGAACCATGATTTGATAAACCAGAAATTGTAATAGCATTTCCCGCTAATACAAATGTATCATCAGTTATTTTACCAACTGATTTATCACCTGCATTGTTAAAAAATGCTTCGGGGTAATGAATTGAATATCTTTCTTCATCAAATGTTGCCCATGCTACATCAGTTATACCTGTTAATTGAGATGTGTTTATAACTAATTGATTACCAGATACTGCCTCTCCTGTAATCTGTCTACTTAATAATAAATTAGATCTATCTAAATCAACTGAAGCAATATTAACATCAGGTAAAGGTGCAAACAGACCAGTATCATTGGTGCTTATAATTGGCACACCTAAAAATGCTTTGACAGAAAAACTATCATCACTTAATTTAGGTAATGATCCAGTAAAAACATTAGTGGTTCCAGATCCAATTGCTTCTAATGTTGCTGTCTTACCATCAGCAGAGATGGACACTACTCTATTAAAGACTTCTTCATTAGAAAATTGTGGACTATTATATCTTATGATAGAATCTGTTTTTATACCAGTAAAAGATCCATTAGCAACATTTGTTGCAGTTGCAATACCTGTGTGACCCACATAAATTTCACTAACACCATTTGGTAGAGGTGCTTTTTGGAGAACAGTTCTTGCAAAGAATTGTGGAAAATCTGCCACATCTGTTTGTCCAATAGATTTTATATCCTCAACACCGAATGAATTGACTGTTCCAACACCAACAGGAAAATCAACTCCATTTATCTCTAATAATTCATTTCTTAAAAACTTACCAGATGTTTGTCTTACACTTAATACACCACTCGGAGCTCCATTTGTTACAGCAAATCCTACTGCACCACTACTTTTTCCAACAATTAAGGATGATAAAGGTACATCACTTCCATCAAGTGTTCTACTTAAAATTAAATCTGTCTTTGTTTGAATATCATATAAATGCAATTCCCACTTACTAGAATCATCTTTATACTCACCATCTTTTAAATTAAATCCATATGCTCTTGCATCACCAATATGCTCACCTTCCCTTTGCATACTTTTTTCAGAATTTTTATAAAGTTTTACGATCTCACCATTTTTTGGAACACCCTGTACAGCATAAACTGTTAATTTATTTGGTGATGTAAATGGAATTGATACACTGTTTATTTTTTCAGTATCTCTTGGTTTTTCTACGTCAACAATTGAAGTAAATGGTTTATCTACCTGATATCCTCTAACATATGCTCTACCTGATGATAATTTAATTACTGCTAAATCATCAGATGGAGTGTTTCCTTGATCGGTTTTTTGATCATCAAAGAAAATTCCATTACTACCAATTTTATCATTTAATGAATTATGAAGTGAAGGTATAAATTGTTTTGTTGTATAATTACCAGATTCATCATAAGTTCTTTCTGCAATATAGTCTTTGATTAAATTATATCTAGTTTTTGTTTGAATTTTCTTTACTTTACCATCAGTTACACGAAGTAATTCAACAAAATCAGTGTCATCTAAATCAGTTATTAATTTTTTAGTTAATGAAAGAGTTATTTTTAATCTATCAGCACCTGGTGCAGCAAAATTAGTAAAACCCTTCGCATTATCATATAAAGAAGGATCATCTTTTGCACTTACAAAAGATTCTGTAATCTTCAATCCCACTCTATAAGTAGGTGTATTAGTATAATAATCAAGTATTAATGTTTGTTGTGATACATTAACAAAATAACCTCTTATGAAATAAACACCTTTACCAATAGATGCAGCGGATCCAATTGATGTAGCATCTACACTAATTAACGATGCAAAATCTGTATTTGCTTGAATTGTTGTATTACCATAAGAAACATTTTCATCACATATAAGTGCCTCTCCATCTATAAATGAACTTGTTTCAAAGTTATCATTACCATCAATATATTTTACGTATATGGTAATATCATCAATTGGATCAGTAGTTGGTAAAGCGACCTTTTCAACTGTTGCACTTATATTTGATATTTTTCCTGTAATTGTTTTTCCAATAAAATTGTTTATATAAAGAGATACATCTATTCCAAAATTGACAGAATTTAACTTAACCGCATGATATCTACTATCGAATACTATATTGCCTGGTATAACAACTGAACCGTTCTTGAATAAGTGACTACCAAAATCTTCAATTTGATTTTGTAAAATTGATTGTGAAGTAGTTAACTCTCTTGCCTGAACTGGAAAACCCGGATTGAATAATACTTTGTAAAAATTATTGTTTGAATCGAAGTCATCGAAGTATGGACTAACATTTAAATTTGATTTTTGTGCCATTTTTTTTAGAATTCCAGAATGATTTTAACGTCTTCTTTTTGTCTTGCGTCCCTTATAACTAAGGCACGGTTATCAATATAAATTATATCACCTGTCTGTTTATTTATCTCAGGATTTGCAAGACCATTTGTGAAAGTCACTCCTAGATCAACTATCTTGTTGTTAACAACAGAAGTTCCACCACTAAAAGATGATATCCCAATTCCAAGAGGATCTACATTTCCTCCGCCCTGAGTAAATTCAGTTATTTTACTAGCAGAACTTATTCCAATATAATCTGTTTGATTTGTTGGTGTATCATTTCCAAAATACAAAGACCTATCTCTCGAATATTTTAAGACATTAGTCTGTGTATTATATGACGTGACATATCCCTTTGCTAATCCCTGAGATATGATAGTTCCAACAGCAGGTACTGTACCAGGATTACCAGTTAATTTCATCGCAAAGGCAGATGAAAAGTTTATTTCATCAAAAACTGAACTTTCATCTGAAAATCTTGAAGGATTTTTAAGTATTCCGACTTGTGAAAATTTTGTGGTTGTTGGAAAATCTGGTGTAGAATCATCAAATCTAGTGTAAATCAAAATTTTGTCTGCACCTAATTCCGTATATAAATCAAATCCATGTCCTCTTGATGGTGGTATTATAGGTATTAATTTTGCTCTATCCACCAATGCAATCGAATTTGTAACATGAATTGGATCTAAATCCACGATACCATAAGTATATCCAGTTCCACCACTTGTAACGATAGTTTTAGTAATTTTTCCACTCGTATTGACGGTTACATTTACAACTCCACCTGTTCCATCTCCTAGAATATCCAGAGAATGGTCACCCTGTTGATAAACAGGAGTAGTGGTACTGCCACTATTTTCTATATAAACTTTTTTAATTTGATTATTGTTTATACGAGAATCTCCTGCTTCTCTTACAATCTGAATCTGAGAGTCAGTTGATGTTGGCCAATCATTTGGTAACGCTATAAATTCTGTCGAATCAAATTTTATAATGTCACTTGGAGAAATTGTGAAAAGGTATTTCCATACATATCCATCACCACTTGTACCAGCAGCAGAGGGTTCAGTATCAGTAAAAGTTGGTTCATCGAGTGAATTACCACCTTTTGCTGAATCAGATCCTACTGCACCTGATGATCCATTATCAATACACACATAAACTCTCAAATCACTATTTACGACATAATATTTTGATTCATAAAGACTTGCTTGTTGTGAATTGGGAGATGGATTAGTTATACTATAATCATGTCGATACATATCATATCTAGTGTTTGCGACCCAATTATTTCTTTTAACCACTCTTCTAATATTACCAGTAGAAATTTTCTTACCAAACAATACTGTGTCTTTATTGTGAGAAAGATTTTGGAAATTATCGACTGGATCAGATGGCCAATTGGCAGTGGTTGTTCTACCAAAACCAGGATTAGTATCTTTGATTGGATTTGATAAACCTAAAAACACATAATAAGAGTTTGATGAGTCTAATATAGATTCAACAAAATTATTTGCATTAAATATTCTAAATTGATCTGTAACTACGGCTGGCATATTTATAGTTTTTTATATATTTATAACAGTTTATGGAGTCTTAGGTAAAGCACCAGTATTTCTAAGAGTATAATCTCCACTCGACCTTTGAATTGATGGGAATGTAGATAAACCTGAGTTCACTGTAAACCCTGAAATGGTTACTGTTAGAGGTGAACTAGATCTATTTAGAGATGATAATTTACCAAATGATAAAGTACCAACGTTAGGTAAAGCACCAGTGTCTAATGAATTATCCGGAGCAGTCACAGTTGCTTTACATACCACGTCTGCGTTCGCACCAGAAACATTATTAACTGCTGATACCTGATATACATTATCAAAAGATGTCGTACCGACACCCACATTAGAATTACCAGTTTGTGTTAATGATGTAACACCATTACCATAAGTCGTATTATTGATGAATATGTAATCACCACTAGATAAACCAGAAAAATTGGTACCATCATTTTTTGTCACTTTAAATGTAATAGTTGTGCTACCACTTCCACCTACAATTATTCTAGTGATAGTTGCAGAAAAACCAGTAACTGCTTGAACTCTAATTATTTCCTTTTCTGATACAGGAGGTTTAACAAGAACACTTGGAGCAACTGTGTATCCAAAACCTGCGTTTGTTATTGTAAATCCATTAATACCTCCACTGCCTACTGTTACTGTTGCAGTAGCAGTTGTTCCAACTCCAACTCCAATTGATGGTGGAGCACTGATGCTAATAGTTGGTGCAGATGTATAATTACTTCCACTTGAAGCAATACTTATCGCATTTACTTGACCATTAGAAATTGTTGCTGTTAATGAACCAACTGTTGGTAAAGTAGTATTGGGAATTAATTTAACTCTAAAGTCAGGACTTCCCTCATCTTCATAGTTGAAGAAATCAGCATTGTCAACATATATTTGGGCAGAATTAGAAGCAATACTTGATATCACCTTCGCAGTAGGATATATTTGAGGTTCAATTGAATCTCTTGTTTTTGGAACAATTCTACCATTAATAATTTTATCTACCTTTTGCTTATATACATTTAGAGGTTTGAAATTAATATCATCTATTCCTTGCCCTGTGTAAAGGTTAGTTTCAAATCTATCTTTACTGGTAAGTTGGAATACAGTTCTTTCGTCCTGCGAGATAGAAGTGCTTATGCCAGGACTTCTTACTATTTGGACATCATCTCCTTCCTCTAAGGTTTTGTTGATATCTGTGCTTATAACTGTGTCAACACCTGATGTTCCTCTATACACATAAATCGCAACATCATCTTCTCTTGATGGAGCAGTGGTAAATGATAATAGAGTACCTCCATCAAATTGATAGTTATCACCAGGTCTTTGAAGTACACCATTTACAAATATAAGTAAAATATTTTGAGCAATAACATCTGAATCTGGATCTACTATTATACTTAATAACTCTCCATTATATAATAATGGGAATACTGTTCTAGATCCGTCTTGTAGAGGTGCTATTGAATCGATATAGTCAAATTCTCCAAATTGCCAAGATGAGAAATTATCTTGATATACCTCTCTAACTTCAAGGACGAAAGTTTCGGCACTTGATAAACTCTTGTCAGTAACCAAACCAACTGGTGTAAACTTATCACCTTTTCTAAAATTATACCCATTCCTACTTAATTCAAAATTTGCAACTCCTGTTGTTGTAACTCCACTTGCACTAATTAATGCACCGATTCCTGTATCAGGTCCTGTTCCAAAACCGACTCTTGAAACACCTTCAATCTTCATGTTATCATAAGATGGACTTGGTACAAAAATTTCTGGTTCTTTATAATTTGATCCACCACTAACAACATTAAATGATAGAACACCACCAGTTCCGATTGTTGTAGTGACTTGCGCTCCTGAACCTACATTTGAACCTACATTTACTGTGATTGTATCTGAGTTATATGATGTGATTGCAGTTGCAATTCCTGCAACAGGATCTGTTGGTCTTGGATAAGGATGAATTGTTAAGTAATTGTCTTTCGAACAAGTGAATGATATTGAACTGGTGGCAATTGACACAGTATTACTTTCAGTTAACCCATGTGTTTGAATTCCAGCACCACTTATGAATAAAACTAAATCTCCTGTCACTGGGTCATATGTTGCATCTGTTGGAGTAAAATTAGATCCACCAGTGACACTAATTGCATTTGTTGCCGCACTTACAAAATCATGATTATAACCAGGATCAAACACCGTTGCTGCGACCGATACACCATTTGTTGTAACACCTATATTGTATCCTGAACCAAATGTCAGATCTCCATACCAAGGTCGAACAGTTCCACCACTAACAGTATGTGAGATAGTGCTTATTCCAAGTTTAACTTTAAATGCTTTTTCTGATGTAATACCAATAACAGAGAATTTATCATTCGAAATGGGATTTATTAGTGATATACTTGGATTAAACGTAAATCCTGATAAGATAACTTCATCATCATATCCAACTCTTAAAAAATGTTTATTAGTAGTAAATATTTCCATTTCACCTGTCTCATTATCATATGATGCTGATGATGCTGCATTAACTGCTCCACTATATCCTACCCCAACTATGGATGTGATTGTTCCACCTGCGTTTACCTGAGGTTTCACCTTTGCTGGAACTAATGGTGCATATCCTAATCCTCCTGTTGATCCAAGAGAAACAATAACCCCACCTCTTGGTAATTCATTTTGATTTATATCTGTATCACTTGTAATAAGACTTCCATCTGCTACTGTTGTGATTCCGGAGAAAAGAACTGTTGTTGTAGTTACCCCAGATGTTACGCTTTCAATAATCTTGAAATTACCTCTTGAATTATTATCAGTTGATGGTCTTTGGAATATATTGTTAATAAAGAGAATGCCATTACCTCCAATAGTTCCAATACCTGATGCTGCTGATCCACCTGATTTCAATTCAAATGATGATGTTATACCTGTAAATTTATTTGAAATGTCATCATATATTCTATTTGTACTATAATCATTTCTTAAATAAACTCTACCTTCGAAATCAGATCTTGCTGGTGGTAAATTTGATTCATCCACATCGATTGAATTATTACCTCTTGGTGCCTCAGTGAAGTGAATTTCTTTACCAACAATATTATAAGAACCTTTAAAAATATTGACATTACTTGAGTTACTGTGGGTGGCAGCCGAACTTCCAACATAACCTCTTTGACCTTGTATTAGAGGAATTGTTGCTGGAATGTCTGTTGCAATTCCTATTGGACCTACTATATTTGTTCCAAGTCCTACATTTGTTACTCGAATGTATTCATCATCTATTTTAATAATATCTTCAAGATTTATAGATGATATTCCACTTAATCTGAATATAGATGAAGCAGCACTTATATTTCCTACAAGTTGATGAACTAAATCTGTTTGAGCAATTGGATGTTGGACTAAACCATCAATTGTAATTAGAGATTTTGAAAGACCTTTTGCCATTTCAAATTGATGATTATTACCCTCTCCCGCATCCACAAGTGTGACAGCATCTCCTCCTTTTGTTATTGATATTGAAAATTTATCATCATTCTCTCTTATTGCAAATACTCTTGATGGTAGAAAAGCAGTGCTTCCAGCACCAATTTTATAAACCATCGCAGTAGTGCCAACACCAACAAAAGATGCTTGTGGTGTGTAAATTAATTCTTCATTTGTTCTGAAAAAATGATCCTTAATTGTAAATGTTTTACCAGATCCGATGTTTACGATAGATGTATCCGATGGATCAAATGTCTTAGCAAAAATTGGAGTATTATTATTTGTTAATTCAAAGTTTCTTCTGTTTATTCGGTCACCATTTAGGGCGTTATAGAAACTTATGTCTGATGATTGAGTGAGTGCTCCAAATACTAATGAATTTGGATGATTGACAAATCCTGATTGAGATTTTTCATCAGTAAATGAATAAAATACCTCATTTAGAGATCTTACCGTTTTCATACCATTTGTATTATCTGGTATGAATTCAAGAACAAAATTATCACCTACAAACTTGGCATGAAAAGTTCCTATTCCTAAGGGAGAATTAGCATTATTATTTTGCTGCAAACCATTCACTCCTGATAGATATTCACTTTGACTTGTAAATATCTCAGTACCATTATGTGTAACATATACTTGATGTAGAGCTTCTGATGTTGCAGTTGCGACATGGGCAGTTGCTTTTAAAGCGATAAATTTAGTTTTATCTAACGTAGCAATCGTGCTTATGCCTGTTTTCTGATCAAATTTAGATTCAACTAATTGTGTTCTTTCACTACCATCACCTTGACCTGATGCTAAAAATCTATACGTGCCAATTCCAGCAGTTATAGAACCAAATCCAATAATATTTGATCTAACTCTAATTGGATTTAATCTTGAATTTGTTACATTAAATGATAAAATACTATTACCAACTCCTGAAAGTGACGGACTAAATGATGCTAAAATATTTGAACTAAATGTCCCTTGATTAGAATCAAAATACGCTTCTGTAAGAAATGTATTTGTTGCATCTCTTCCGACTAAATGTTCAATATAATTCATTTCATTAGTCACAGTATCAGTGACTTGTGTTTTTATGAATAGGGCATCAGATTCATGTGTGCTTATGATAGGAGTAGTAATAGAGGAAGTTGTACCCCCAACATTTACAACTGATCCTGTTATATTTGCAAAACCAAATGAACTTGTTCCTGTTCCAGTTAAGGTCGTATTAAATTTAGTTTCAATTCGCTTGATATCATAATCAACATTAAATTTAAATTGATCTGATGGAGTAAATCTTAAAAAGTTTTTGCCGGATGCAGTTTTTAATTCAAATTTTGTAAAATCAGATTCTGAACTTAACTTACTTCTTTCGAGAAGATACGATCCAGTGTTATTATTTAAAATAATTAATTCTGCGATTTGTGTTTGAGTATTGTCACGATTTTTTACCAACGCAAGAACTCTATTTAAACCATCAGCAGGTTGAACCTGTATTACATCTAAGAATGAATTTGGATCACTATTTAAATTGGAATACCGTGAACTAATATCATCAATATTCAAAACATTATTTGTTTTTGCTTGAATAAAATCAGTCAAACTAACAGTTTTTAGTTGTATAAATTTAGATCTTTGACCTATATTCAAATCGGTTGAACCAGTACCAACAAATATATCTCTTGCTCTATCAAAATTGTATATTGTATCAACTCTGACTGTCTCAGCAAATGTTGGTAAAACATCTAAGAAAGTTGTTATCTTAGCACTCCCTCTTATCGGAAAAGCACTTGAGGAAGATGAAATTCCAGTGTCTGCAAAATTTTTAAATCCTGATGTGTGTACCAAATTATTAACAGGACTCTTCAAATCATCCCATTCAATTGGACTTTGAATAGAATATGCTAAATTTTGGTAATAATCGTTATTAGGTAAAACTTGAATATCTTCATTTAGTTTTCCAACATTAGTCTCCCAACCTAAATCTTTTATTAATGAATAATTAACTTCAAATTGACCTTGATTATTAAATACATCGGTTGCTTTTGCTCTATTTCTAGAAATAGATCCAAATAAAATATCACCTGCACTTAATTCATATAAACCTTGCAACTTAACAAAATTTTCACCCGATCCAACAACTGTCAAATCTCTTTCAATATCATCTATAATTATTTTTTCACCAATTCTAAATCCTGCCTCAACTAAATTTAATTTAAATGATGGATACACATTAGAATTAATAATGTCAGCAAATCCTCCCACATCAGTAACTGCAACACCAGTGTTTGAAGTATATTGTGAAACATCTATTGTTACCTTATGTAAGGTTCCACTATCCACATAATTAGATACTGATAATAACTTATATCCATAATCAGAGGAGTTAAATCCAGATCCAGCAACTCCAACTTTTTGTAATCCCTCAATGAAAACAGTATCACCAGTTTTAAAAGGATTAACAGTATATCCCAACGCTGGTGTGGTAATAAAAATATCAAAAGTCGATGTTCCAGCAGTAGAATTTACTTTTTGAATACTTACACCGTTTGTATTATCGATGGCAAAAATACCTACATTACCAACAGATATACCTGATGGTGATTTTTCAATATTTACACTTAATATTGAAGATCCTGGTGTAAGTTTTGGTGCTGTTAATTCTGCAGTTAATAGACTATCACTAAATGGGACTCCTGTTTCTGTATCGACAACTATTAGTTTTGGTGGAGTAATATAATTAGCACCACCATTAACTACATCAACCCTTGAAATAGCCTTTGATCCTCTTAATTGGATAAATTTAGGTAAAAGTGCTTCTGGTTGTAAAGTGGGATCAGAAGGATACTCAAAACCTTCATTTATAACTCTTGTCTTTTTAATATTACCAACGTTGCTAGATTTAACTAATACACTTACATCATTTACAGTGGTTGTGCCAATACTTACAAAAGTAGGTAATTTTTTATAATTTGAACCGCCAGAAACTATATTTACAGAGTTGATAGCACCAGTAACAATTCCCGATGTTGTGCTGTAAGATAATTCTTTACAATTTGTTTTGTCAGTAACAGTTCTAAACGATTCATTAACACTGCTAAATGTGAATGTGTTAATACCTACATTTGATATTTTGAAAGTACCATTATAATTATTCTTTACATATTCAATTTCAGAGTAATGTCTAACAGTGTTATCAGCAGTCACTGCTACACCTAATTTTTCAATATTATAGTACAATTTATCAGGAACACTTTTTCCATACCCTATTGTAAATTTAGAACCAGTCTCTCCCTCAGTTATGATTCCCACTGGTGTGTTAAAACCTTGGCTAGATCCAGTTGATACAAATTCATTTTTAAATTCTTTATCATAATATACCTTAAATTTGTATCCAGATAGAGATGAATCTGATAAATTAAAAACTAAATCATTATCTTTTTCAACAAATATTCGTGGATTTATTTTAGTAAATGTATGAATTCCTGATTGTGTTGCTGATAAAATACCAACAACTATTGGAGGATTTGCTGTTGCATTTTCAAATGAATCGCATAAACTGAAAGTTCTATCATCAACAACATTTACAAAATAATCACTATTACCTAAACCTACGGGAATAATTGATGAAATTAGATTTACTTTTTGACCTGTTGTAAAATTATGATTATCTAATGTTATTACATTTGCACCTGTTTGAACACCCACAGGAGGTAAGGACGTTGTAATACCTGACGTTTCACATGAAACTGGATCTAAAATCAAACTATCTTTTAAAGGATCTCTTTTTACTATCACCTCTGATAATGTTCCAATACCAGTTGATGTTTTTGTAATTACATTTAAATCTATGAAATCATCATCTTTTAGTTGATGGAACCTTGAATCCAAGGTAACCATATTCTTATTACTCTTAACATTTACTTTTTCTTGAACAAATACACTTTCAAATGCGTATGTGTCTTTATTAGCAACTGCTGAACCACTGATAGATGAATGTAAAAATACCTCATCTCCATCAATAGTTTTTTTAATTCCAATAACATTTTTATTTTTCCTAACTGCAAAAACAGTTGTTGGCATGGCAGAAATTGTTCCAGCAGCTGTGTCCGATACACCTATCGGATTACCATCTGTTATGACTTTTAATTTTTGATTTGTTGCAAATGGATGATTTTCTAAGTATATTCCTTTTGCTGGAATCGTTCTTGTAATTCTTGTTTCACCAAATGTAAATACAATTTCTCTTGATCGACCAGCAGTAGCAGCAGCACCAACAAATCCAACTGACTTTATAGGATTGAAAAATACTTTTTGGTTAACGGTTGAATTAAAATTATTAGCAGATTTTTTTATTGTAAATGAATCTGGTATTACATAAATGGGTGTTGTTGCTGTATGTGATAAACCAGTATTACCTCTCTGAACGGTAATTATATTTGGTTGATCATATGTGTTTAATACAGTAAGTGTTTCATTTCCCGCACGTATTTTGTCTCCAACCTTTACATCAGTTGCAATATCAGTGTAAATCTCAGTTGTTGCAGCACCTGCATTTGAAATAATGGGAGAAATAGCAGAGGAAACAATTGATGAAATACCTATGATATATGATCCATTTACATGTGATAGTGATGATGTTAAACCTGATATTACTACCAAATCACCGTTAGTTAAATCATGACTGTCGGGAGTTGTAATTTTTAAAGTATTATTATCTTTTTTAGTGATAGCAGATTGGTTATAACTTAAAGAAAATGATGTTATACTGTTTATTGATTCACCTTTTATTGATTCAACTTTTACAATAAGTCCATCACCATTAGTTCCTGTATTATTGAAATTAAACACATCACCAACTTTCTGATTAGTTCCATCTTCAATTATCTCAACATCATTTACAGATCCAGATTCAACTGTCTCTATTTCAATTTGCTGTGACCTTATCGCATTTGCTTCACTGATAAAATCATTTCCAGCGTTATTTTCAGTAACATTGTATGGGAAAGTATTTCTTCTTAGAGATGAGTTAAAGAAGTCGAATGATTGATTAATTATTAAATTATCTTTTTCAAATTTTGATCTATACTTATCACCTATGAAGTAAGGGAACGCTGGAGCAAAACTTCCTGATGTAATAATTCCTGTCGCATGATATGCATAAACACCATTTGGATAATCATCATTTATTTCAAATCTTCCATTAAATTCATCTAAATCACCACTACCATCAAAAACAAAATCTTCAATAAAAAATCCAGTGCCAAATCCAACTGGTCTATCAATTATGGCATTATTATCCACTCTATATCCACTCTTTAATAACTTAATATTATTAGTTTTCTTTTCAGGATCTACATATCCGTATGAACCATATATTGGATTTCCATCATATGCCCATCCAACTATTTTTGATGCGGTAAATCCTTCATCTTTAAATGGTATACGATCGAATCCACATACAACATTTTGAAAAATACCTTCATGTTCCTCCAACCTACTCAAACTATCTCCATATTTTAAATTATTATTTACGTTTAAAACTCTAACATTTGCACTTATAAGACCATTAACACCAGATGGAATTACACGAATTGATGTAGTTGTCTCTGAATAACCAATTCCAGCGGATATAACTTCTACATGATCTATTGAACCAGTTAGTTCCCCATTCTGTTTATTCATCACAACTCTTAATTTTGCACCATTACCAATTCCTAAACTATCAATTACTTCAATTACAGGTGTTGAAAAGTAATTAGTTCCTGAGTTACCGATTGAAACTGTTGATATTCCACCAGTGATTGAATTAATAATTGGTTTTATCTCAGGAGTTGAACCATCAGTACCATTTTTAATTTTAATAATTGGACTATTTTCAAAATTTAGAATACTAGATCCATAACCTGATCCCTTTTTAAGTAAATATACATCACTTATTTCACCTTTTACTACGGGAGTGATATTTGCATTAACTAATTCTGTTCCAAATGAACCAATACCTAGATATTCAACTGTTGCCACTATATCTGGATATTTAAATATCTGTGTACCTATACCTGTTGACTCGAAATTGGTAAATATCTTTTGATTAAAATTGACTAATGATGTTCCACCAATGCCAGCATCGGATAATTTAAATGAATCACTATCTATTCTTGTTACCAAGTACTGCTGATTTGGTACTGTTGATAATCCTGTAATTGTAGTGCCATCATGTTCATATACGATTTTATCACCATCTTTAAAATTATGATTATTGAAATTAATTTTATTAAAAATTGTTGATATATTTGATGGTTGAACTGATAACTTTCTATTTTCATATCCCTCTCCTCCGGATAGAACGTTCACACCTAGAATCGTATTATTAACAGATCCAACAATAAGTCTTTGTATACCTCCCGCTGTTACTGCAATACCGATCGCATCTGTTTTATCTTTAGCAGCTGCTGCCACTGTTTGAGACTCGTAAAATCGAACAGTTTTATCATTAACAACACTTACAAAATATTCATGATTTGGTACGAAAGTACCAGCAATTTGACCTATTGAAACTTGCCTATTAGAACTGTATATTACTCTATCACCAGAATTTAAATTATGACGAGTTTTAAATGTGAGAGATTTTTCAGTGCTATCTACACCAAATCCATTTGATGAAGTAAATGGGACAGCTTCAAACACTATTTGTCGTGATCTTGTTCCTATAATTGGTTCTAAAACAGCACCAGATCCATTTCCACCAGTGATCCCAATAGAAACTACTTTGTCAATATCAAAATCTTGTGGATCAATAAAAGCATCTACTACTTTTCCTTTGACACTAACAACAGCTGTAGCACCAGTTCCAACACCCTCTTCAATATCTATCTTGGGTGGGTTTATTACATCATATCCACTACCACCTGATAAAACACTAAGATTACTTAGTGGTCCATAATATATTTTATCATCTGTTTTATAGTTAAATATTTCTACACCATTTATCATTTTACCAATGGTGCCAGGTAAAGTTACATCAACACCTCCATCCTTTAAACTGGGTTTTAAGGGAAATTTCTTTAAAGATTTTGCAGGACTTATTAAATTTGATCTTTGTGAATATAAAGTAAATGTATGTGTTTCACTAATTACATTACCCTCATTATCTTTCGGAAAATCTAACTCCAAAGCCGTGCCACTTGGTATAAATGATCTCGATGAGTATAATCTTATTTTGCTAGTATTTTCATCAACAATTTGAATAAAATATGCTCCTGTATCTATTCCCACGATTTGGGCAGTTTGACCAACTCCAACTGAATTAAAAGTAAGACCACTTGACTGATAGAATACTTTATCACCTGTTATGAGTTTAATATTTTTACCTTGTTCATCAATTTGTATTGTTTTGAATTTTTGAGTGGTTTGATTTAAATCTTGAAAATCTTTAAATGTAACTTTATTTAATGAAAAATTTATATCTTCAAAAAACGGAGCATTTGGTGTGCTAGAATTTTTCGCAGATGGTAATGAGTTTGATGCTGCATATCCACTGTCATCATCAAAATATACATTTGTTACATCTGATGTAATATCATATTTTATAGGTACGGGTGGTAATGGGTTATTATTAACAATAGCAGATATACTTTTTGCTTTATTTAATTTTCTTCTTATATTTGAATTAGTCCTTATACGTTTTAAAGTAGTTCCTTGAAATCCATTTGATGGCAAACCTTCAATTGTTATTGTTGAACCAAATATATCTTTAACGTATGGTTGTGGATCAGTTGCAGTTGGGTAAATGACTTCATCAGGTCTACTTTGATTTACAAATTCTATTTTGTCACCTACTTTGAAGATTGATCTATCAATTGGTTTTTTTAATATAAATGTACTACTGCCATCATATGCATCAATTTCTATAAATGATGATGTATTATAAATCCAAGAATTAGCAAAAATTTCTTTTCTATTTTTGATTGTAGGATTAAGTACTTTATCACCTAAATTTTTGATTGTGATGATATCTCCTTCTGAGACTTTTATATTTTCTGATTTTTGTTTAAACTTTGATAAAATACCTGTGATTCTAAACTCAACTTTTTTTGTTAAATCACCATCTTCAAAACCAAAGTATATTTCATCAGAAAAAACACTATCTGATGGTGAAATTGAAGATGTTATACCAGCACAACCTAAGAATTGATTTATTGTTTTCTCACTATATGAGATTGTATTAATTCCAGATAAAACTGTACCACTAGAAGGAAATCCAATGGTAGAATCTACTGTAAGAACCGAAGAACCAATTGATATACTTTCAACGGATTTACTACTCGATGTAATCTTAAAATTACCCTCTACAAGAGATGCACCACCATATCCTATAAAAAGTGAAAATTTATAGTATTGTTTTCCTTGTCTTGTAAATGGTTCTACCTCTGATACAGAAGCTTGTGTTGTTGGATCATTTAACTTTTCTATTTTTTTGATTGTTTGTCCAACTAATCCAATAGGATTTCCTGATAAAACTTCGACTATAACTGTTTCTCTTCTCAGATACTCTGCTGCTGATGGTTTAAACAACAAATCTTCTAGATTTATAATCTTTGGATCTACTCCATATAAAACACGAAATAATATTTTTATAGCATCATCTGTACCCTTTGTCTCATAGAATGATTTAACTTCTTTTAAAAAATTACCAATATTTAAATTTTTATCAAAATTTAAATTTTCAAATCCTGGTGCAAAAGTATATTTTATCTTTTTATAAAACTCATCTAAAAATAATGAACTTAAATTCTGAATTGATGTACCTGCTGTATGCACACCAGCATTTGTTTTTGAAAATATTAACTCCTCTTCATTTAATTCATCATGGTAACTTGTTATACCACTAAATCCACGAGTTAATCCTGTAAATGTATTTGTAGTAAGACCAGTGTATGTTAAAATTTCATTATCTATTCTTAGAAGTCCATACTGATTAGGAAATCCTTTTGTATTAGAAACTGAAATCGAATTTACTTCCTGAGTTCCTATACCAACGGATAAAGTAGTGTCATTAAATAATTTTTCAGGAGTTAAATTATCAAAATCTAAATATTGATCTAAATTCTCAGCAATATCAACTACTCCACTTTGAAATTCCTGTGAAATATAATATTGTTTTAAAAAATCAGCAGTCTTTGGACTTTCATCCAAAATAAAATTTGGAAGCTGAGAAGATATTACATCTTGTATTTTTACTCTCGATTCAATACCTGTTTGTATCATATTATTCTCTTATTAATTTTCCGTTTGAATAACTTGAAGTGTAATAATCTCTCACAAACTGTGTTCCTGATATTTCGTCACCAGATGCAATCACATCCCTAATCATATTTATGGTGCTTTTTGAAACACTTAATTCGAGGTATAAATCTCTCAAACCAACCACATCATTCGATTCTGGAAACGCTTGAATCTCAATAACATCATTTTCTTTAACAGTGGATATTATATTGATTGTTGTCAACTTTACCTCACCATGAATGTAATCCACAACACCCGCAGATTTACTTACAACTCTGATTTCACCATCATCAATCGGTTTAACAATTGACAATACACCAGTTTGACCATCTGCGTTTGGAATATCTGTAATATAAACAGGAGATGATTCACCTGGAACAAAGAATCCTGTTGACTTGATATTAAACCCATTTGGATCAACATGAAATCTATTTCCAAAACATAGTTCATACTGTGCAAATTGATTAACCGTTGCCTTCAAATCTCTTCTGATTATGACTTTTGTAATATTACTTGTAATTGCTGTATCAGTTTTGTCAATAACTTGTAACATTTTACTGTATTTGAACCTACCTCCAAATCTATTGAAGTTTATAGATTGTGAATACTTAGTTAACGCATTAATAATTTTAGTTTTAAGAGTATCAACGGTTGAAACCTGAGAATAATTATAATATGTTGATATATCAAGTTCGACATATAATATTTTTAAATCAATCAGTTTTTGATTTATACCAGCAACACTATATTTTTTTAACTGAGATATAATTCTAGACTTTGTAAAATCTGAAATATATGTTGCAGACTTAGGTTTTATACTTATTTGAACTGTTCCAAACTCAGGAGGATTTAATTCTTCACCACCAACGACTGATACTGATTCTGTTTCTGGATATATTCTTTTTATTATAGCCTCGTAGTCTCTGGGAGTAACTGCTCTATTTTGTGAAGAGTATATTTTAGGTGAATAATACTTTATAGAATCTATTGGTTCAATATTAGATCCACCCTCCGATTTTGTTATTGTTGTAACTACGGGAGATGATGCAAGAGTAATAGAACTTTCTGTTACGGTATTAATTACATTTCCAGAGAATGAAAAAGAAGATGCACCATTACCATCAACACCATCTGATACGATATAATCAACAGTTATTATTGTTCCATCTTGCTCTGTGCCACTACCTAGTTTTTTACCTAATATTCCATCTCCAAATCTAATTTCATATTTTTCATCTTGAACCTCTTGTAAGAAAAATACTCTGGAAGTTGAATCAATATCGGTTATATCATCAGAAATATAATATTCGTATCCAAGACCACTTTCATTTTCTTTTTTAACATATACATGAATTGTTGATGTATCTATGAAAGAATTATCTAATATAAACTTCTGATCTAATGAATTATCAAATTTAAACTGTTTGGTTAAATATGTTCCTTGATTTATTGTAAGATTATCAAAATTTGCAATATAATCATTACCTTCCTGTTCAACCTGTTTAGCAATATTATTAGATATTGAAAATATGAAAGATGAATCATTTACGCTTCCAACACATACAATACCTTTCGTAAGTTCAACTGTATTTGAACTTGGTTCTGTTGTTCCTAAATTTAACTTAAAGGATACCTGTGCCTTTGCAGCAGTCCTTGATCGAGGTATATACCCAATGTTACGTGCAAGTGAAACAACGTTCTCACGGAGCGTTGCAGAGTCCAGAAAAGACTCATTCACGATCATATTTGAGTTAAATGCAGTTATGTATGTATTATACGCTAATGTATCAAGTAATACAGAAAAGTTCGATCCTTCAAAGTCAAATCCGGAAAAATCACTGTTTGCTCGTAGATAATCTTTAATTGACGTTTTGATTTGATCAAAATCTAAATTTGTAAACTTTGTTGTTGGCATTTTTTATCGTGTTGCTTCGAGAATGAATGAAAATTCTTGTTTAGGGAAATCTTGACCTATAATATCAAAAATTACTGTAATTTCAAAATCATTATCATCAGGACGAGGTTCTACTTCAACTTTTACATTATTAATTCTTCTTTCAAAGTTATGTAAAGCAGTTTTTATTTGTTCTTGTATTATTGATGCAGTACCAAAGTCTACAAAATCAAATAAACTACGATATACGTCAGAACCGAATGTAGAATTAAAAAATTTCTCCGTAGGTATCGTTTCAACGATATTTCTCACTGATCTTATGATTGCTCTCTCATTTTTAAGAACAGGAAGATCTTTTGTCACAGGATGAGGCTCAAAAGACAGACTAATGTCCTTAAAAGACCTTGATATCCTTGTGATTGCCATTTTTATACAGTTTTTATTTATTTATGACTCTTTTAACAATTCTTTTTGATCTTCCTCGTCTTCATAAAGAGGTTGACCATCATCATACATCAATTCTTTCAAAATTTTTTGGTTTGAATTCGATTTTGAGGTATTTTCAGTCATTTTTAAGTATATTTATTATCTATTTATGTCTTTCATCACATAATCTTCTGTATCGAAATATTCAAGCAACCATAAAGCAACCATTCTTGGATTTTTGTTCCCACAAGTGAAAATATCAAACGCTACACACCCTTTTTCTGGCCAAGTATGGCAGCAGAGGTGACTTTCTGCCAAAGTTACAGTGCAAGTCACTCCCTGTGGGTCAAATTGATGAGTATAATTGTTCAAAACCTGTAAATTTTCAATTTTACATGCTTTGAGACACACTTCTTTGAGTTTTAATGGATCATTTAACTTTTCATAGGGCACATTATACACTTCAACAAGTAAATGTTGACCCATATGAGCATTTTTTACGTGTTTCATCCTAATTCTGGTTCAATATCAATCTCAATTGCAGTATTTCCGACTCCAACATCACCAACTGCCCTTTCTTTTGCAGTTTTCCAGAAATAATTCTCTTCTGAACCTAATCCATCACGATCATGACCGTTTTCAACCTGATAATATACGGTTGAAACCTTAAAATCGGGCACTTTTGGTGTCTCAGGAGTGATACTGTTGTCATAAATCCTCATTCTGTTGTTTGGATAGAGACAAAATTGCCCATTATCGAGTTCTAACAGGTTATGAGACTTATGTTCGGCAGGTTGTTCACTTGTTGAGTAGTCAATTGCGTCTACATCTTGGTGATAATTGTCCAAAGTACAGATATAAGTGCCTGTTTGGTTACCAAAGTCCCTTGTATACACCTCATAATGCATACTTCCGATGAATTGTTTCTGTACTGCAACGACTCCATAGTCCATACAGTTCCAAAATTGGAGATTATGCAGTGTCATATCCGGATCGGGTATCTCCGGAGACGAGAGAAAAGCGGAAATTGGCAGTTTATCGAACATTGCCGCATATTCTGGTAGATATGTTTCAAAATAAAAGGCACGACCAGGTATACTTTTCGCAGAAACCCAGACTCCTTTAACAAATTCGCCATGACCACTCTTATGGTCGGTTAAATATTCCTTTCTTACCCATACTTCATAGGAAGGTAAGTTCGTAATTAAACAAGACATTATTTGTGATGATAAACTTCGACGTATGAATTACATTTTGGACACGTAAAATTGGAGAAAAAGTCATATTCAGACTCTTCTCCATCATTTATATCTTCCATCGAGTGATCCGCGCCCCAAATCAACTCAGTTCCACAGTGCCAACAGTTCAACGACCCTGACCTCTGTACTTCTTGCGAGCCGAGTTACGCGACGTTGCGGAATACTTTGTATGCTTTCCTGTTCCTTGTCGAGTTTTCTTCGGTCTTGTAATGGTTTCTTCTCTTCCAAGAACACCAACCTTTGTGCGTACTGCCATAATTAATTTCCTTTTTGTATTTCAGTGTGTATTTCAGAAGGATCTGGTTTGCCTGTCTGATAAAATTCAATTGCTAAGTCTTCCATAATATCAAAGTATTCATGTTGAGTAAGGTCTGAGAACTTGCATTCACCGTGAATGTAGATACTATAAAGGTCAGACATTAGATCACTCTCATTTTCTCATGTCCGACACGAACTCTTGGATCACACCAGATCTCAAAACCTGCATCCTTTGCATCTAAGCAGAACGAGACATCCTCGCCGCACATATCCTGTACTTCACCTGATTCAAATACCTGCATCTTTGGAGCAAACCAAGGATATGGTAAACCTTTGTTTTCAAATACACCATACTTAATAAGTAACCAACCAAAACCAGTATAATCAACTGTGAAAGGTTTTGTACGCTTGGATATACTTTCGAGTGTCTCGTGATTCATCACACCACCATTGCTACGAAAATCATCCTCTTCTAACCAATGTGCAACAGAGGTAGTTCTTCCATCTTCTGTACAATACCATCCAGCAGCAATATCCTGATCCATTAATATAAGTTGCCAGAACTTTTCACTATTGAAAACTATATCACTATCAATCCATAACTGATAATCATACTGCAACTTACCATCCCAAGGTAATTGCTCTGGTCCTCTTAATACGTTTGCTCCAAGACACTTACATCTTGCGAAGTTGACCATTGATGAATAGTCCTGAGATATTTGTATTGATCCACCACTCTGAACAATATCAAAACAAAGTTGAACAAATGCTTTTAAAAATGTGAAAGATACTCCTCGACCTGGCAAACAAAAGACAACGCTTTTGCCTTTAATTAATTCTCTTGCCTTATCATAGTCCCATTCTGGTTTCTTCTGTTTGGTAGGAGTCTTTGCTTTTACTGTAAATCCTTTTGCCATAATGTGTTGTAATTACATTCATATCATACACCATTATATAGTCCTTGTCAATAAGAGGATTCTGTGGCAATTAAGTCGTCTTCATTCGTGATTTCCGTATATGTTAACTCGTCGTCCCAGTAAGATGTATATAATTTACTCCATATCATACTAAATTCTTCTTCGTTCAAATTCTTAAATAAACATTTCTCATTCAAATAGATGTGATAAGATTTTGTTTGAGTCTTAGTCATTTGCTTCTGTTAGAAAGATGTCTCCGTTGTCGATGTTCCATTTTAGCACAATATCCTCATACCAGTCAAATTCGTGTATGATTTCCTCAGGGATTGTAATATGGTATTGATCAGTAACTGGGTCGATCTCTATGGTCGAAAAAATATTGTCGAGATTTTTTTTCATTATAACGAAACCTGTGTTCGTTTTTATATAGCGAAAAAATTTTTTACATTCACTGGTTTATGTTTTGGTTTTCTGTTTTATATTACTCTCGCTCTTTGGGTCGTTTATAGATTAGGTTCCCAGTGCGTTTTTATATAAGGGGGCATCAAACCCCCTTACTGCTGATATCACGAACGAATGATATTAAAGTTATAATGACTGAACACCCAACGGTTCACTAATTTATATGTGCCATGCCTACCTGTCATGACATATCCCTCACCGTCTACATAGTCGCCGCCCAAGTAGCACTCACATTTGAAATTGTCTCTCATGAGTTTCATGTATTCTGTCTTAATGTTCTCAACTAAGCACCATAAGCGAACCAGTTGGTAGTTGGCAAACTCTTCTGCTACTACCTCTTCACCGTCACGGATATACGCATTTAGATCTTTTTTAAGAAGTTCTGCTTCCTTCGGTGTCGCGAACTCACATAAGGTTGCCATCTGTTTAGCAAACCCGACCATCGTCTTTATGTCCATTGCTGATCCGAACTGACTTAACCACGCATTGGGTTGAATGAAAGTCACACCATCAGAAGATAACTTCTCACGAAGTGGGTAGGGTATCATATGTTTAAGAACCTCACCAGCATATGCTGTATGTGGTGCAACGACAACCGCACCCTGTGTTACTTCGTCAAGTGTGTAACTAATCGCATTTGGTTTGTAATCACGGTAACCACCGAACCCGATGAAATCACCTTGAAAAACCCTGTCTGTCTGTGGTAAACTGTGTAAGCAACGGATCAGGATTGACTGTAATTCAAAGTCAGGGTGATTCCTTTCGATGTCGGCGACCGTGTAGTTTATCTTAGGTGTTTTCTTATTAAATACGGATTTAGTGCCGACGAAGAACTTTCCATTCTCTGGGTTAGTTCCCCATACGATGGCGGGTGACCCATCAATTTTGACTGAATAATGATTGTCTGCTGTGAACGCATCTAATACGGATAGGTCACCTGTAAGGATTGTGTCTTCTGGGTGTTCGATGTGTGTTAAAGGCATTGGATTAAACCTCCATGCCTGAGATGAACAACTGCTTCGAACCGTCTAAACTGTCGGAGATGTACCATGTCCAATCGTTTTGAAAGATACGCATGCTAGGCACGAACTCTTGAAGCAGTGCATTAAGTCTTGACTTCGTGGTGTTAGACTGCCACCCGCCATCTTTAAGAGTGAGAGAGTGGGTTGCTGTATCAAGTGATGCAATGTGATTCCCGTGTAGAAAAACGTCAACTGACTCTCTGAAAGCACGAACTGTTGTATTACCAGATGAGAAGTTCTTTCTGTATCTGATTGCTGAGTTCATCATCATTTCAATTTTACGCATGTTTTAGAAAGGGAATTGGTTTGCTATACACTTATTATAACCGAAAGTGCAACGGTGTG